GTACCTATAAAACATACGTGGAGTTATTTTGTTTAACAAAATCTATAAAAAAGTTATGAGTAAGGTAGAGGAATTTTACAGAAGGGTTATTTCTATCGCCTGTGAGGTGTGTGGGGTTGATCCTATAATGATGTTCTCATGTAAAAGAGAAAAGTACGTTGACGCACGGAATCTTGTCATAATGAATCTAACGATGAAAGGCTACACGGATACCGTGATATCGGAGCTTACGGGATTGACGAGACAGGCTGTCAATTACGTAAGGAATACTTTCCCTAGCAAATACAATCGTAGCTGGATGCTCATAACTTATCAGCAACAAATTAGCAATGAATTAGCAAAGGACTAGCAAATCATTATTTTAGGAGCAAAGCCCTTCTCATGATTTTTGTCGTGTCCGGTAATGGTGCCGGATTAACGACAAAAATTAAAGATAATGGATAGAAATTATTTTATCGGTACTCCCGAAGGAGGTAATTCCGGTGGAAGTAAGTTTGACATCATGGCCTTTCTCACGAGCTTGATGGGTGGCGGTGGAAAATCATTGGACCCCAATTTGGTAGCGGCTTTGATGAACAATAAGGGCAATCAAGACGCTTGGGGCGGTGGTGGTTGCTGGTGGATCTGGATCATCCTCCTGTTCTTCGTATGGGGAGGCTGGGGTGGCAACGGCTTCGGCAACAACGGGGCTAACGGATTACCGGCTCAATTGAACAATGACGCTGGTCGTGAATTGTTGATGAACGCTATCCAAGGAAACGGAACGGCTATCAGCCAATTGTCATCTTCCTTGAATTGCTCAACCCAACAATTACAAAACGCTATCTGCCAGATCCAAGGACAGATCCAGAGCGTGGGTAACCAAGTAGGCATGAGTTCCCAACAAATCATTAACGCCGTCCAAAGTGGTAACAATCAATTATTGAGCCAGATCGCCGAGTGCTGCTGCACGGTTAACAACAACGTCACTAAGATGGGCTACGAGAACCAATTGGCTAGCTGCAACCAGACAAACACGCTGGTGAATACGATGAACAACAACACGTTGACTCTCCGTGACTCAGGTCTGCAGAACACCCGTGATATCATCAACGAGGTTCGTGATTTCAAGAACTTGTATCAACAAGACAAGATGGATCGCTTGACGGCGGAGAACCTAGCCTTGAAAGGACAGATCTCCCAAAGCAACCAGAACGCCTATTTCGCCGCTACTCTACAGGCGCAGACCGCCCCTCTAGGTAACGCCTTGGGTGATTTGAGCTCAAGATTGGCCAAGATCGAGTGTAACCAGCCGGAGGTGGCAAAGGTTCCTTACTCCCCCGTGGTAGGCATACCCACTTGCGTGGCCGCCCAGTACGGATTAGGCCTAGGTCTCGGTAACTGGGGAAACTTCGGCAACGGATGGGGATAATGAGTTAATAACCTAAAAATAAAGAGTTATGGCATTCATTAGTCCTTTCATAATGGCGAACAAGAACGGTATCCCACGTTTGGAGAGCACGGGCGTTACGGTCGGGACGACCAACGTTCGTTTCTCCTTCCGCAATCACCCGTTCCTGTCAGCCCCGTTTAGCGGGTTGATCTTGTTCCGTCTGGCCCAGCCTATCCCGGCTGGTACTACCGGGACGTTGCCGGTAGTGTTTGACACGAACGGCTCCACGCAGGCGCTAACGACCATTAACGGCGCAGATGTCACGGCATCCGATATAACCGGCACCGGAATCTACTTGTGTTACTATGAGTCGGGCAATAATACGCTCCAGATAATGACGGGAGTGGTGTGATAGAGTATCAACGAGAGACCGGAGCGATCCGGCTCTCATAAAAACCAAGAAATATGTTCAAGAATCAGAGACAAGGGAATCCTTTATATATCCTTCATAAGGGGAATACGCCGTTTTGTGAGGTTGGAAGCATAGTCAGCGTGTCCCCTCCGAGACCGGAGAATCCAAATTTCAATATGTATGGTCCGCAAGCTAAAATCGTGGTGGACATAAAGGCCAAGGTAGGTGAGGACAACGTCAGCTTCTCCAACGTCTTGTCCGACGTTACCATTACGGATTACCCCACTACAAACGGGGAGAAACTGGTTGTGTCATGCGATCTAGGTGCCCTGAATACGGAGATCAACGCCATGATGCAGCAAAGCCGACAGGCACTTGACAGCATCGATTACCATAAATCCGTGATTGAGGGGTGCGAGAAGATGCTGGTAATACTGAACCCTGAGTTTGCCCGGGAGAAGGAGAGGGAGAGTGAGATCGCTAACATGAGAAACGAGATGTCCGATCTGAAGGAGGCTAACGCAAGGTTGGTTGCCATGATGGAGCAACTTGTCGGTTCCGTGAACGGTAATAATAACAATAATAAAAAAACAGAGTGATATGGGAACATATAGCAGAAAACTGAAGGAGCTGATCGAGGAATTCGACGCCATGGAAGACGAGGATATGTTGGAACTGGCTAAGGAGGCCTATAAGCTTGGCTGTAAGGAAGGAAAGCGGAAGGCCATGGAAGGCTATGGCAACCGTATGGAGGAAGACGATGACGATGAGTTCGAGGACGACGATGAGTTCCGTGAGATGTGGGAACGTGGCGGCTACGGCAACCGTGGCGGCGGTCGTGGATCATCCGGGGGAGGCTATGGCAATCGCCGGGGAGTAAGAGGATCCGGACGTGGACGTAGGTAATAATAATCATGGGAGGGGCGAAAGTCCCTCTCTTAAATCAGCAGATCATGAGATTGGACGCATACGATAAGTTCCCTACGGGAATGAGAGAATATTTAAAGGCGTATGGCTGGCATTTCTCCAAGGCCATGTGCGATTTCGCCGTTTCCCGGATGTGGACGGTAGACGATTCCGGAGATAAAAAAGAGACTAGGAGTTATACCAAGGAGGACGTGGATAAGATACTGAAGCAATATGGCGTTAAGTTAAGTAAGTCAGAAGGATATGACTATGTCTATGTCGCTAATATGTGCCTGTTCGATTTTCAATCGAGATTGCCATTGAATGAGCAAGGGCTAGCTAGGTATATCAAGGCCGTGATAGATGATCCAGATGGCTATGATGCCATGGTGTTCACA